CTTATTTACAATGGAGATTATAAAAAATTTGATTTTATAATATGTGATAAGATTGTTTATACTTACGATGCCTATCATCATTCTTATAACGATGGAATTCTTACAATTTCTAATTACATAAATAATATTAAGGAAATTATTAATATATGAATATACAAGCTGAACTATGGCAAAAACCAGTGCTACCCGCAGATATAGTTTACACTCCGAATTTTGTAGCTAAGCATATAATTGATTTTTTAGAGCCAAAGGGATTAATATTAGATCCATGTAAAGGTGATGGAGCGTTTTACAACCTCATGCCAGACGGTTCTGAATATTGCGAGATTAGAGAAGATAAAGATTTTTTCACATACAATAAAAAGGTAGATTGGATTATCGGTAATCCGCCTTATTCAATATTTGAGGAATTTCTAGTTAAAGGGTTTGAAATAGCTGATAATGTAAGTTATTTAGTTCCGACTAACAAGGTCTTTCAAAGACAGGTGATAATGGATATGATTACTAAATATGGAGGAATTAAATCTATTATCATTTATGGCTCTGGCCAATTAATAGATTTCCCATTTGGCTTTAGTGTAGGTAACTTCTGCTTCGAAAGAGGATATAAAGGAGAAACTAAAATTATAATGGGCATGAAAAACATATTCGGCAAAGATTATTTAAGTAAAATATGACCACATCCCAATCAAACACGCACACCCACCAAACAGAAAACTGCTTATCCGCTTATTCGGCCTTGAATGGATAATGCAAAGAGATCAAAGGATGATTAAGCCAAATACACAATTAAAATTAGAGATATGATTAACAGGGATTTAATTAGAAGAAAAGCAATCAGATTATTAGATCTCGACGCCGAGCCAACGTTAAAGCCTAAAAATTACAAATTTCATTCAGACAACTGCAATTGTAATAAAGGTTTATTACCAGCTAAAATACATGGGGTTGATATTTTAATCGATTCAGTTGAAATGTACAAGGCAAAATTAAACCAATCGATCATAATTAATGGTGTTGAATGTATTGAAATTGATACTAATATCCATAAAATTACTTGTAAAGTTTGCAATCAATTCGTTAGGTTTTAGTATATTTGTAATATATAAAGGGCACATTTTTTGAAGTGAGAAGCAAGAAATGTGTTATTCACAAATTTTAAATTGCCATGGCTAAACTTCTCACTAGTCATGGCTTTTTTTATATGACCAATTACGAAAAAGCTGAATACTATAGGCTTAACTCCGAAGCTTGGTGTCTTTTTTACGAATCATTTCATCAGTCAACAAACGCAATACTTAATTGCAGAGGAATAATAGTTGATATGCAAAGCGAGATAATAAAAGCATCAATATCTAATCCAAAAAATACAAAACTTAAAGCATCACAAGAAAGAATCGATTTACTTTCCGAAAATCTTAATGTTGTTGAAAAATTAAACAACCGATGCGTAAACCAACAGAAATTATTAAAAGAATACAAAAATCGCATCAATCAACTAGAATCTGAAATGGAAGAAATAAAAAGGCAAGAAAGAGAGGGATTGTCTGTATGATTATTACCCCACACGATTACCAAATAGAATTGGTAAATAAAATAGCTAAGAAAATACAGGATAGATATAAATCAATTGCCGTTCAGCTTGCTACGGGTGGAGGCAAAACGGTTGTAATGTCGTATTTAATACAGCGATATCTAAATAGAAACATATCGGCAAAAATTACAATAGTAGTTCACCGCGAAGAACTTGTAACGCAAACGCAAAAAACCTTAAATCGATTTGGAATAAATCATATTAAAGTTCAAATGGTTGAAACTTTTTGTAACCAAGTAAAAAAGCATGGCGTATCTGAATATGATTTAATCATAATCGATGAATGCCACGTTGGGAATTTTAAAAAGATTTTCGATCATTATAGAGAAACCGAAACCATTATTATAGGTTTTACAGCAACGCCAATAGCAGCAACTAAAAAACATCCACTTAAATTAGATTACGAAACCATTGTTACGGGGTTACCTATACAGGAATTGATTGGCAGGAACAATTTAACACCATGTATTCACTATTCACCAAAAACGGGTATAGATAAAAAAGCTATTAAAAAAACTGCCGGAGAGTATAATATGGCTTCCATGTCGCAGGAATTTTCTAAACCTAAATTGGTAGATGCCGTAATTCATAATTACGAAAAGCTTTGCAAAGGTAAAAAGACAATCGTTTTCAACACGACTATTGAGCATTCAATTTTAGTGCATAATTGCTTTAAGGATCATGGCTATAATTCCCGTTTTCTCGATAGTAAATCATCTTCGGCAGAAGAAAGAAAGGATACTTTAAAGTGGTTTGCTAATACTCCAGATGCGGTACTAAATAACGTTGGTATTTTGACTGCTGGATTTGACGAGCCTACAATAGAGGCCGTAATTTTCAATCGCAGCACTAAATCTTTACCTTTATGGCTGCAGTGTTTAGGTCGTGGGGCCAGAACATCACCAAGTAAAGAGTTTTGGCTTGCAATCGATCTAGGAGATAATATTCAAGGAGAGGGGCATGGATTTTGGCACGCCCACCACGATTGGGAACAATATTTTTTACATCCAGATATACCAGGCGAGGGAGCCGCCCCAATGAAAGACTGCCCAGAATGCGATGCTATGATTTTTATGGCATCTACCAAATGCCATGTTTGCGGTCACTTAATGCCGAGGGAAACGGTTTATTCAGATATGGTTATGGAGCTAAATATAATGCCAGACAAGCCTATTAAAAAAAACTCACAAACATCATTAGAAATAGGTATCGAAGCAATAGTTTTGAAGATAAAAAAGCTATATTTAGAACCCGAAGAAAAAAAAGAAATACTAAAATCTGCCCTATCAAAAATATACGATCAAGCTGGATGGGAACTTAAACCTTACTTACTTAAACACTTAATTCAAAAATATGCTTAACCTAGTACACTTAGCGGCGCAAAGAAGTTTTGCCCACTTTACATTATGGAGGCCAAAACCAAAAGGCGGTAACGAATTTAATTATATCGACATCGCAGGGTTTTTAACTACACGTGGATATTACTTATTTCGAACATCAATCAATAAACATATCTACATAAGGATTATTGATAATATAGTTAGTGAAGTTGGTAAAAAAGACTTAAAGGATGAAATATTAGATTTCGTTAAAAAAGAAGAGGGAGCGCATATTTATGAGTTTTTTCTAAAAAATATCGGTAAGTGCGTTAACGATGAATTTTTGGAAACTCTACCAGCTAAAGAAGTTGTTTTTAAGAAAGATAATAAAGATGCTATGCAAATGTATTTTCAAAACTGTATTGTCAAAATTACTAAAGATAAAATTTCTTCTTACCCTTACTCAAAGCTTATAGGTTACATTTGGGAAAGCCAAATTATACAAAGGGAATTTGACGAAAGTTCTGTTTCTGGATCAGATTTTAAAACATTTTGTTGGAACATTTCAAATCAAAATAAAGACCGTTACTCTTCTATTTGTTCTACTTTGGGATATCTAATTCATAACTATAAAAATCCTGCTTACGCTCCTGCCGTAATACTTAACGATGAGGTTATAAGCGACCATCCAGAGGGTGGAACAGGCAAGGGATTATTGTTAAAAGCGGTTGAGCAATATTTAAAAACAACAACAATAGAGGGTAAGACATTTAAGTTTGATGGTAATTTTGTTTATCAATCAGTTAACGCAGATACTAAATTGTTATCATTTCAAGATGTTAATAAATCATTCGATTTTGAGCGATTGTTTAGCGTTCTAACGGACGGTATAAATGTTGAAAAGAAAGGACTGCAAGCGGTACATTATTCATTTGAGGATAGCCCAAAAATAGTGATAACCACAAACTACGCTATTAAAGGAAATGGAAATAGCCACGAAAGGCGTAGGCACGAATTAGAGATAGCACAGTATTACAATAAGGATAAAACTCCTTTTCATGAATTTAAAAGAATGATGTTCCATGATTGGGATAAAAAAGATTTTGGAGAGTTTGATGCTTTTATTTTTGAATGCTGCCAATTTTACCTTAAAAATGGACTTATTAAGCAAGAGTTAATAAACCTTGAAAGTAAAAGATTGGTAAGCGAAACAAGCCCCGATTTCCTTGAATTTATAGAAGAAGTAGATTTGGTAGGGTTAATACCTAAAACTACTTTATTTGAAAGATTTTTAACTGAATATGATCATTACAGAAAAATAAATTGGATGACCAAGAACCATTTTACAAAATGGCTAGTTGCTTATTGCTCTCATAAAGGGATTTTAATAGATATAAATGCTAGAGATACTAGCGGATCTGTTAGGTGTTATAAGTTTTTATAAATAAATTTTCGTATATTTATATCGTATTCGCGGTACATTGAAAGCATTTAAAAGCATGGTAAGTAGAGCCGCGAACTCGAAAGCCATGCTTTTTTTATTATGATAGGAATTTATAAAATTACAAACCCAAAAGGAAAAGTTTATGTAGGTCAAAGTATCGACTTAACAAAAAGAATCAAAAGCTATAGAAATGCAAAATGTAAACACCAAATTTTATTATGGAGATCTTTATCTGAATATGGTTTTTGGTCACACAAAATTGAGATTATTGAGGAGTGTTCAAAAGAAAGATTAAATGAAAGAGAAATTTTTCATATCAAAAAATATAAAGGAAATTCCATGAACATAAAGCACTCGCCAGAAAACAATAATATTTTTCTGACACTTTCAGAGCGCCTTCTGACAAAATCTGACGTTTTGGACAAGCCTGTTTGTCAGAAAAAAGATATACCTAAACTAATTTAAAGCAACAATTATTAAGATTTGACAATTCTGACAAATATTTTTACTAAATAAATATATAAAATATAACACTATATATATTACTCACGCAATATATATAAAATAAGTGTCAGAATAGTCAGAAATATATTAAAAGTGCATTTAAACATATTTAAACATAATAAAGCTTCTGACAAAAAATCAAAACTGGCTTAAAATAAGTGTCAGAAATTGTCAGAAAACCAAAATAAACGTCAGAAAATGAACAGAAAAGAAGAAATACTCCACCAAAAAATATCAGAAGCCTGGAATAATACCCATTTATTCGATCATCCAGAGAAGCAAAGGTTATTTTGTATATGGACTAATGCACAATCAAAACAGTACGGAAATAAGATGAGAACAATGGGCGTTAAGACGGGTATATCGGATTGGGCCTACATTGGTGATAACGGTTCAATAACCTGGATTGAACTTAAAACAGAAGATGGGCATCAATCACCAGATCAGATTAAGTTTCAAAGTCTATGCGATTTATTAGGGCATCAATACCGAATAGCAAGGAATTACGAACAGTTCTGGGAATGTTGCGGTGTTCCGGTGCCTATACCAGAAATAGAACTGAAAACAAAAGGTTAAACTCACACAAGCAATAGAAAGGATTAGGAAAAATGAAAATAGATAGAACTTTAGTATTCAATAAATTCGATGGTAAATGCGCTTACTGCGGATACGGACTAATTAAAGGCTGGCACTTAGATCATGCTATCCCACAATGGCATTGTCAAACTAAAAATCCTATAGCGAAATTAGAAGATGTTCATTGTTTTGATAACTATATGCCTTCATGTAGAAGCTGTAACTTACTTAAGTCAGGAAACGGAATAGAAGGATTTAGAAAACATATAGAATCTCAAATAGAAATATTACGTATAGATAGACCGACATTTCGTCTTGCGGAAAGATTTGGACTAATCGAATGCAAGCCTAAAAAGGTCGTGTTCTACTTTGAGGTAAGTCATAACATTGTTACAAAACCGTATTGAATTAAAAGGTAGATTTGAAATATGATTACAGCGCAAGAATTAAGGATAGATAATTTACTATTCGATAAAAAAGATCAACTATGTAAAGTTGAAAAATTAGCGTCAGAAATTGACGAATGTGGTATTTATGCTTGTTTTAACCAAAGTCGTAGGATCGACACTAAAACCGAAATCCTGCCCATAAACAGGTACGCTATGCTCTTGAAATATCCCAATACTCCAATTGGTTAAGATAACCCCCTCCGTTTTTTCTAGCCAGCCGCCCAAAACAACATGCTTGTATTTGAAAGGGTTTGTTAACTCTATTTGTTTAACCTCGTCAATAAAAGACTGATCTAAATGCTTTATGTTATCCCTGTAATCGGTATGAATATATGTTACGTTGCCTTTAACCCCATTAAATCCAGGATTAACTCCCGCATCCTCAAAGAACCTTTTAAAAATCCAATGAACTTTAGTCGCTGGGTTTAGAATTAGTATAACCCTGTTTTGCCTACCCTTTTGCCTAATGGATAAATTTATCTTATCAAAAGTTCTTTCATCCGTTAACTCCTCGGCCTCATCCAATATCCACGTTGTTACGCCATTTAATGACTTTAGAGAAGCTGTTTGATCTCCGCTTGATGTCTTTAAGCCTTTGAATATTATATCGCTTCCAGAGGCTTTATTTTCGATCTCTGTTTTGGTTATATTGAACTTGTCAGAATGCCCGATTAAATCAATCTTCTCTTGAAACTCTGGAATTATTGAAAGGTGAGCAGATGTCATTGTTTGACGGGTAAACAATATCTTATGGCCTGTTTCGAAAGATAGTAAGCTTGCGAATGTTCCTACGCCAAAAGACTTGGCAGAACCACGGCCACCCGTAACGATGAAGAAACGAGTATCGTTTAAGAATAAAGGCTTGTATTTATCATTTAGAACTATCAAAGCCTAATGCGTCCTTTAATGAGAATGATCCATCTGATGAAGTATGGTCGATAGATTGTTTTGATTTACCATATGCACGATCTAAAAGTATTTCTGCCGCCTTTACGTTACCGTTTTTTGCATCTTTCAATAATCTTGTTAATATTGCGTGAGCTTCCGAATCTTTATCCTCCTCATTACCAAGTATATCAGACAACAAATCATCTAATTTAGGTAGCTTTTTAGGTCTGCCGTTTGGATTGCCAGATACTCCTTTAGGGAATGGTGTAAGGTTATGATCGTTCACTGTTTTTTCGCTGTTTTAATTCAAATATACTAAACATTTTTATATTGCTGCTGTAAAAGTTCATCTTCCTGTTCGGTTATTCCGAGTTGGGTAAGGATTTCTGCCCTGGATGGTACTAATTCAGATGGGCAGCCGAATGAAACTGATTTAATCCTGGATAAAACGCAATCTTCTGTTTTATATGTGATAACCATGTGCTCAAATAAATCAAACATGTTATTAGATATAAGTCCATCATAATCTGCGGTAGGAAGCACCTCCTTAAACTCTATCTTTATCATTTGGTTAAATCTTTAATTCGCTTCATTTTAATATAATTCATAACCACCCTATGAAAATCAGCTATTTGATTTAAGTCGTTTAGTGTTAGTTTTATTTTTTTCATTATTTTTTACTTAATGATTTGATACACCTTTTGCAAGTAGTGTTTTTTACCCTGTCGGTTAAATGAAGTCTATCAGCATTTTTAATACCGCAAATAGTTAAACTCCATTCAGTTTGTTCGCTTCCTCTTGAAACAAATGAGTAATGAATTTTATTTATCATAATCCCGATGTGTTAAGTTCTTGGCCGCAAAGTGCACGTACTATATTCTGCAACTCATGTAAATATTTAATTGAATTAGGTTTTATTAAACCCAAAATTCCTTTTATGCCTAAATTATCATTGCCGTACCAAATAAACTTCAAATGACCTATTTCTAATTCAGAATTGGACCTAAACCCACACTTCAAAAGTATTTCTTCTGAAAGGGGGATTTTCTCTGCTTGCCATTTTCCAATAAAAGAACCGCTAAAAGTTATAGTTTTTTCTGTTAACTTAATAACGCTAATTATTTTTCCGGTGTAATGCTCTTGCATTAAGTTTCCGATTCTAAGTTCCGATGGCTTCATACTTCAAATATACCTTTTAATTCAATACGGTTTTGTAACATTACTGTTGCTTGTTGAACTTTTTTAAAGCGTTTCTCTTATTTATTGCCTGTATGTAAACACAATTAATATTTAATTTAACTTTAATTTTTTCTAACAGGTCTTTTGCTGGATTTGGTTTTGTAAAATCTAAAATAAAATCACGCTGTATAAATTCAGCTAGTTTTATTTCTTTAGTTATTTTATTAATTTCGAATAACGCAAGACCTCTTATCTTCCTTTCAGATCTAACCATCATCAATTCTTTTTTTACTTCAGCTTTTTTTTCGAAGTTTATAATGTCCTTTTTTTGTTTATCTATTTTCATATCACCCCTTTTTTAGTCTTTTGATTGCTTGTTGCATGATATCTGGCCTACCACACTTTGATACATACCAGATAACGAACTCCTCAAACGTTTTAACGATCAAATAAATGCCTCCATTTTTTTCTACATCGGATTGATACTTCTTTTGATCTAGCTTTTGAGTATCTTTTCCAAACTTTATCTCACAAGCAATATATCCAATATTTGGAATCAAAAGCTTCATATCGCTAGATCCTTTCCTGCTTGTTGAAGTTACGAATTTTTCCTTGCTAGTCTGCAGTCTACCCATCGCAGTATCCTTGTAAGTAGCAGCCATTAACCTACCTTGTGTTTTGGTTCTTTCTGCCAGGAATCCCACTATTGAGGCGAACTTCTCTATTGCCTTTTCAATATCGTTAGCTTTCGTTTCCTTAAACTTTGTGCCGACTATGTAGTTAGGGTTCATTGATGGTGCTTTGTTCTCTCGGTGGATCTTATCCATCATGCCCAATACTTGTAGGGCTGTTAGGGGTTTTTTAACTTGCATATTCAGAGTGCTGGTGTTTATATGTTTTATAAACTGTTGAAATAGGTGTTTCTAAATTTACATCACCAGCGCATAATGATCTAAAATTTTCTTCTACCATGGTAACACAAGTATCATAATCAATCCCCATGGCATTACAATATCCTGCAAGCTTAACCAAAAAGCAATGTTTTGCACCATCGCAAAATATTTCCTTTTCCTGCGTTTTCTTAATGGCCCTTTTAAATAATGATTCGGTACTCATATCAAAAACTCCATTTGATGATCTTGTAACTATTTCCTGTGTCTTGTGCAAGTAATTAAATGTTTCTGCATTATGATTAATGTAAGCATTGTCATCATAAGAATATCCACGAAGTGATGCTACGTTTGCTGGCGCAGTGTCACACTTAACTCCATTGTATTTTAAGATATCAATAAATGCTTTTAAATGAAGTTTATGTTTATCTGGGTAAGCAATAGGAATAAGTCCCCAAAACCCGTAACCGCTACAGCTATATCCAGCGTACGCAACATAAGGCAATGAAGAAAGTGCTAATATTATTTCTTCGAACTGATCTATATGCTCGTTTCCTTTATAATCAATATCAAATTGAATTAATCCAGAATGTTTTACCATGGATTTTTCATTTCTATAGGTAAATACTCCAGATGGAGTTATACATGGAAGTTTAGCCTTTTCAATATCTCGGTCTTTTTTTTCGGTCAATAACCTGATTTTATCAACCTCTGATTTATGCTTTCTACTATTTATAAAAGTCATTAAATTAATATTTACAGGTGTAGTATCATTGTATGATTTATAAAAACTTACCTCTGTATCTAGAACTGATTTCATATTGTTAGGTATTTTATCATTTTGTTTAAAATTTGAACATTATCTTTTACATGACCTAAAGCAAGATTACAGTTAACGCAAAGCAAACCTCTTACCTTAAATTTTAAATGACAGTGATCAATATAAATTCTATTATTGTTATCAAAAATAACAGAGCATATTTTACATTTGTTATTCTGATATTCAAGCATCTTAATGTATGATTCAAGATTAATATTAGCATCGTTTAACTTGTAGTTTTTGCCGTATATTCTTGAGTTAAACTTTTTTTGCTCTGGAGTTAATCTTACTTTTGGTTTGATGTTTGGGTTCTTTAAAAGCCTACTTTTCTTGTTTAGCAAATTAAAGCATGACTTGCAAAAAATAGCAACTCCGTTTTTCTCATTTTTATTTCTACCAAAATCTTTATCAATAGATTTTAATACATTACATTTAGGGCACCTTTTATTTTTATCCATAAAGCTAATATAGTAAACTTTAATGGTTTTAACAAATCTTAAATCACTTTAGATAAAGTACTTTAGTAGGGGTTATTTATATATAACCCCCTACAAAGACTAAACTACTTTAGTTAAAGTAGTTTAAAGTGGTTCTTTTATTAAAGTGGGGCGTTTTTGAACCGAACAACCACTTTAGTCTACACCTAAAAAAGGCAACCACTTTAAATAAGGCGTTAAAGTAGCCCACGCTATCAAAAAGGGCATTCTTCATTTTCTGTATTTTTATCTTTTAGTATCCCAATTTCATACATTTGATAACGTCTTTGCGCGGTAACCTTTGTTATCATTCCCTCGTTCAGATAGAAAGTTAAGAACTCAATAGCTTTATTGTCACCGAATTTAATTCCATATCTCATGAAGAAATCCTTAACCTGGTTCTGCAAATTCTTATAGGTTATCTCTGGATCAATCCTAAATATAGCTCGAATAATTTCATTATGTTGCGCGGTCTCTACATCTACTGGAGTTAATGTTTTACGAACCGTTACCGCCATGGCCGATGGAGCTTCGACAATAAAAGGTATACCGTATTCGTCGATTTTGAAACCAAACGGCGTAAACTCACGACTCCTACAATATTCTGGCTTAATCAACATCTGTTCGGCTATTTCCTCGTCTTTACCGATAGATATTACTGTTTCCGACTTATTGGTTAACTCTGTTCCTAAATGACCCCTAGCGTTGTTATCCCCCTTATTAGTGTGAAGTACCATGGCGATATGAATATTCTTTTCTTCGCTCCATTTCATTACCTTTGAGGTGATCATGCTACTCTGTTCTTCATCGTTAATAGAAGTAATTAGATCGCGAATGCCATCAATAACCATAAATCCTAAATTAGGAATATTTTCCACTGCATACTCAATTAATTCAAGTCGTTCTTGTGGCGAATATTTACGGAGACCAAATGATAAAAGATTAAATGGCTCAACGCGATCTGTCAATTTACAGATACGCCTAACCACTCTTTGAACATGGTAACGGCTTTGCTCCGTATCGAAAAGTAAAACTGTTTTTTGATTATCTGGTAAGCTAATTTTCATTTTATCAAACAGCCAATCACCCGTTTCTGCTGCCGCCAAAGCCATAGATAACGCAAATGTTTTACCCTGCTTTGCTTTACCGATCCAAAGAGAAATATTACCTAATGTTCCGATTTCGGATGAAAGTTCACCGTCCTTAATCTCAAAGCAAATAGGCGGTATTTCAATATGCTCGGTAGCCGTAACCATGGCGGCCTCTAGCTTTTCCTTTAGGCTATCTACCTTGATAACCGTATCAGGCAGATTAACTATTGCAAGCGCGCACATTAACCAGCGTTGTTAAGGTGTTTCAATATTGCATCCCTTAACGCTGGCTTTAAAGTTTCTACCGAATTAAGGCACCAATTAAGCCAGTTAACATGGTCTTTTGTGGTAAAATCCTTTAATAGGGTTCCTTTATACTTTCCGAAGTAAATAACATGATCCTTATCCTCTCGAGGTAAGTGTTTGATATAAGAGCCACAACCATTGCAGAACGCGGTTTGGTGTAGTTCAGATTTACGGACTGAATAGTCATTTACTAATCCGCATTTATTGCAAGTAACATCTTTCATAAAAAGATAAAGCCTGTCGGGTAGAGAACCGCACAGGCTGATAAAGGTGTGAACCTAATTAATCAAAGCTCTCTACCTCTCTGATTAATCTTTAATTTCTTATTACAAATATACTAAAATCCGCTATCTTTCCAAGCCAACCATCTTATTAAAATAACGAAAGCTGGCCGGGCTTAATCATCCTTTGATCTCTTTGCCTTATCCATTCAAGGCCGAATAAGCGGATAAGCAGTTTTCTGTTTGGTGGGTGTTCGGACATTAGAATAACTGTTCTTGTTTAACGTACTTAACTTTATAACGTTTTTCAGCTTCTTTAAGGTTTAGTCTAGCTTGCTTGAAATAGCTATCCTTTAATTCTATTCCAATTGCTTTACGGCCCATAGAAACAGGACTAAATACCTCGCTGCCAACACCCATAAAAGGCGTTAAAATTACTTCTCCAGGATTAGAATATAATTCAACTAATCTATCTATTACGTCCAATTGTAAAGGATGCACGTGCTTTTCGTCATCTTCTTCTTTGCTGTCACGAAACGGCAATACATTATCAATACGGATATCATCCCAAACGCTCGAGGCATAACGCTGCCAGATGTAATGATTAAGCTTGGTTATATTGTCATCCTCGTTAATTGAATTAAGATGTTTCCAAAGTTGATCTTCGTTTAAGTTTGAATTATTGGCATTATTCCACGCCCTTAAAATGTTTGGCAAAACTGGAGTTTCACCAGCATATTCATTTATTCCGAAAGGGTGTGTTACGGGAACTTTGTTTTCTCCTTTTTTAGTGAATACCAAAATGTAATCTGGCATCGCTGTAAAACATTTTGTAGAATCTTCAACAATGAATTTATGCATTAACGATTGTACCATTGTACGCATTCTAACCTTTAAGGGTTCTTTCCAAATGGTTATTCGGTTACGGTATTCAAATCCATATTTTAAATGTAACCTGATAATCTCATTAGGGAAATCCCATAAATGACAAGTATTCGAAAAAACATCCGTACAATGAACCGCAGATATACGTCCTGACTTTGTTACCCTAGCAACCTCTTTGATTAAAAATTCGTATTGTTCCAAAAATTGTTCCTTACTTTCGCAGTTCGAAAAATCATTTTCAGAGCTGGAGTAATTAAATAAGCCAGCGAAAGGAGGCGAATAAACAGATAAATCGATACTTTCATTTTCCAATGTTGGCATAACTAACATGCAATCGCTATTATAGATTGAGTAGTTATCTGTGTGAATTTGGTCTTTAACTTTTGACATTTCTATAAAAATTTAGGTTTAATAATTTCGTTTATAAATTCTTTTTGTGAGTGGGTATAGCTATGCTTAACGTTGTGCAATAAACTTTCGTGAAGTTTTATAGCTTTATTTGTTTTTTGCTCTATTGTATCTAAAACTCTCTGCTGACCATCTGAAACAACCAAATCAATAGTTACATCTCTTTTTTGTCCAAACCTCCAGAATCTCCTTAAAGCTTGGTAATACTGTTCATAACTCCATGTAGGGAAAAATACGGAGTGGTTACAATGTTGCCAATTAAGTCCAAAACCCGTCATCTTAGCTTTAGTAATAATCCTTTCAATATTACCGTTTGCAAAATTTACAAGTATATCCTCCTTTTTTTCGATGCTCATAGATCCTAATATTTCTACGGCTGATTTATCCAATTCTTTTAATAATGAGCTTTCGTTATTTAGATTACACCAATAAACAGATGTTTTACTAGCCGCTAATTCTACGGCTTTTTCGCATCGTTTTTCGATAGTTTGCCTTTGCTCGTGCTTAACCTCTGTCATTGATTTTGCAATAGGCGTAAACATTTGCACCTGACCGTTAACATCTATTAATGATTGGTTTTTTACTACGTTTTTATTTATAATCAATTCTGGCAAAATGTAACGATCATTTGAAAAACCTAAATCACTAGGCATTTTAGCCATTATCGACCATTGGTTTACCCATGCGAAAAAATCATTTTCAGCATGAGGCTTTAGATAAAATTTCTCACCAATATTTCTATTATTGGAATCTACAGAACCTTGATTTGTTTTAAAGAATCTGGAAAGCATATCCATATGGCCCATATAACCTAAAGCCTCGGAGCTAGTTCCTAATTCAATAAAATCATTAGGGCTTGGCGTTGCTGTTGAAAGGAAACGATAAGGAACTTTTTTAATGAATGAAGTAATTGAGGTTTTAATCTTACCGTCAAAGTTTTTTAGGATTGAACTTTCGTCCAATACAACTCCGGAGAAGTCTTTTGAGTTAAAGTAATGCAACCTTTCATAATTGCAAATAACGATATTCTTTGTAAACTTTCCATCCTTTGAATATTCTATATCATCAACGCCTATTTTTTCGGCCTCGATAATAAACTGAAATGCAACCGCTAGGGGTGTTAAAATCAATACCCGTTTGTTTGTATGCTCTATAATGTTTTGAGCGATAGATATCTGAATTAGTGTCTTACCTAATCCAGTGTCGATAAAATTAGCTATCCGGCCTTTAAGTATAGCTTTTTCGATAATATGGTTTTGAAAATCAAAACCGATACTAGGTAGAAACGTTGCTTTAAATCCTGAATTACCAATTGAGTGTCTTTTGCTTTGTAAAAATAGCTCGTAATTGTTCATGGTGTAAATTTAAGTCTTATTAAGTTTGTTTTGTGTAACGATGTTGTGATGTTTAAGCGGCCGAAAGGGTAGACTAATTCCTTGAACATCGGCCGCTGGATTGTTTATAATTGGACTGTTACTTTATGTTTAATATCTTCGACTATTCCCAACCACTTACCAGAATCCCCATCATCACGAACCCAATGAACGCCCTGTTCGGTAATCTTTCGGATTGTGTACTGCGATCTTTTGCCGTATTTATCCCCAGGGTTAAGTGATCCTATTTCGACTTTATCCGACATAACGAAGCGAATAAGGATTGTCCAATGCTATGCCGCTTAATTGCCTCAACTTATTCTTGGCAATCATTCTAATATTGGAATTATCGGTTAGTTCACAAAGTTTAATCAATGCCGACATTTCAAATAACAGACATTCCTCTGAATTGCCAACCGATTGAACCAATTGCCTTAACTCAATCTTATCCTTTAGCCTTTGAAGCCTAATCTGTTTTTTGATTGAATTTTGCAGCCTATTGGTCATTCTCTGTGACCTTTTAAGTCCATGACGATGCATAAACCCATAAATTGAAGCCTCTGTTTTACCTAATTCCTCCGCAATATGCTTGATAGTCATATTTGCGTAGTTCTTGATTACGTAATTACGCTCCCTATTGGTGTAATAAATTCCAGGCTTGTTCATTACAGTTCGTTCATGGTTTTGTAAATAGCCTCTATATCTAATTTACCCATTCTAAATACAGGCGCGTTAAATTTTACTAATCCATTTTTATTAATTAATGCTTCAATATGGTTTGTAAGTTTAACGGTTACTTCTTTCGGCTTCTGCGATTCGATCCAATCGATGGCGGCTTGTTTGGTAGAGAAGAATTTCCCCTGTTCATTATAAGGGGTCCCTACTAATCCATTTAATTTTATAGGGTTATAATGACCTAAAGAACTTGAATTATTGCCAACGCATACATGCCAAAATTCATCACCTTTAAAAAGCTCAACCCCATCTTCACTAACCAACAAAGGCACCTTAATCCCCTTATCCTTTGCGAAGTCGGTGAAAGGGATTATTTGGTATTTATCCTCTCTTAAATTCCATTTGAATAGGTCGTTATACTGAATGCAAAAAGGAAAGTTTTCGGTATTTACATCGCCGTTTTCAAGATAATACAATGGATTCATCCCTCCACACCACTTCCACCCCAACGAATCATAATACTTCATCAACGCATTAAACTCTTTCTCGTTATCAACCTTTACAGCGATCTTTGCCGGAGTAGATAACAAGTCGATCAATTGGCCGAAAGTGATTTTATCGCCATAGCCTACCGCTCCCATGGTCCAATTGCCTTTTAGACAAAAACATAAATTAACATGAGATTTTATTGACGGGTTAAACCCGTTCCAAAATATAGGACTTATCGGCTCACCCATCGCTTCCAATACTTTACGATATTGTTCGGCTTGCTCCTTGTTTGTAACAGGAACGTATATTTCTTCTTTCTTCATTACAATGAGTTTAAGTATTCTGTGATTTGTTTAGTTGTTGAATTTGGGTTTACTTTTAGGAAGTCCAATATATCTGACTTCATATCCTCCTTAACGTCATTCATTAAATGGTAAAGGTTTACTGAATCATGCTTATAAGTGTAGATATAATTTCCATGCTCATTGGCTACGAAGTCGTTGCCTTTCAAGTATTTTTGAATATCCATCTTACCTAGTTCTTTTAATAAATAAACCATGTGAAGATAATTCCGATTGCCATTCGCCTTTACCTTTGCGCTTCAAATCCGTCTTGATGCTAAGGATTGATCTGTGATCTTCTCGGTAAAACTCTTTAGTTTCCCCGACTTTCATTTTCAATAGTTTTTCAGTCATTTTATTTTGAATTTTGATTATAATTTAATTTTGCGTATTTCTTAGCTTCTCTATCGCACCATTCATTTACGTAACTTCTAGCGTCATTAATCCCTGTATGGCTTTTGACGTGCCTAAGTTCAATTTCGATATTTTTGCCTTTAAATAAAGAATAAAACTTATTGGTCAATACGGTAAATTCCTTTTTTAAGTTGTATCTATTTATCATTGCTTGATCTTTAGATAAACAATGAATAACATTCATGCAATCAGTATTTATTATTATTTTATTAACATTGCTGCAATCGTTCTTAAAAAGAATATGGCAAGCATTAATAATACACTTAAATTCTGCAATCTCTGGTCTTTTAACTTTTTGCCTTAATATTCCAGCCTTTAAAACCTTAAACTCATTACATACTATCCAAAATGCATATCCTGCATATCCATGAATATAAGAGGCGTCTGTATTTACAGTTACTAACATGATTCAAAAGTAAATATAATTTACCGAATAGTAAAGTAACAAAACCGATACATAACAAAAAATCCCCGACTAATAGCCAGGGATCTTAACAAGATGTTGTTTATCTAAAATGGTAAATCATCATCCTCTGGCAATTCACTTGCAGCTGATGCAGTTAAAGCCTCTGGTTCTTGACGTTCTGACTTCTTAGCGTTTCCAATATAAACTTTACCCTCTGAATCTCTCATTTCTTTTGTGGAATTAAGCTGCAGCCCAATAACGTTACCAAACTTATCTGGCTCATCGTTTAACCAAATATTAATATTACCGTAAATCTTACCGTTAGCGCCCTTAGTAAAGGCGGAGTGAGGCAATTTAGCGTTTGCAATTAGATCTGTTAGGCAGATCGAGCCATAATACAATTGTGACATGATTTTTAAATGTTAATAGTGAGTAATTATTTAATTAATTCTGAAATATATTCCCTGCAAAGCAAAACTCTTTCTTTTAGTTTTTCAATAAGAAATTCGTTTTTTTCTACAGTAAAAGTTTTTAATCTTAATTCTTTTGGCAAGTGAGAGTAAGTCATTTGTTCCTTAACCTTTTTATAAAGCTCATCACTAACAGCTCCTAAACTTCCCTCTTTCCATGAAAGCCTACGCATTTCTTCTTTCATTATGTCTAATGGAGCATCCATTAAAACGTAACATAATGTAGCTTTTTCGTGTCCTGTTAATGATAGATATACCTGAAGCTGATCATCATATCCTTTTGTAGGTATTTTAGTATCAAATAAAGGAAAGCTAAAACAATCATAAGAGTTTTTTATATCAATAACATGCCTGTCTTTTTCAAGTATAATATCTGGGGTTCCCTGCATAAAATCATCTTCAAACCATTCATCATTTTTAACGGCATTCCAATTATATGTATTTGAAGCAAATTCTATTGCCCCATCTTCACATTGAATACCCTTTTCAAGATAAAGATTAGTGAAATTTTTACGTCTGTCATAAAGCTGTTCTTTTATCCATTTTTGACAATAAGCTTTTACGCTTTCTGGCAATTCCGGGTTTTGCTCTTTATATCTTAGCTTTATAAGCTCTTCTTGCATATTAAGAGTAAGTGGTTTACCTTGTCCGCTATCCCTTAAAGATAACTCTAAAATTCTTGATTTTTGAATGTCAGTTAGACCGATTTCTCCAGATAAAATTTCACTTGCTGCAGAAGCTCTAATCTTAAATTCTGGGAATAATTTTTTATTTTCCATTATTTTAATTTTGCTTTTAGTTCGTCTTTTAACGATGTTAGTTTTTCCTTAACCTCTGTTGGTAGTGATAAATAAATAGCTTGTAACTCAATAAGATTTTTAGAGGCCTTTAATTCTGCTTTATAATCTCTTTTAATTGGCTCTATACCATTTTCGCACCAATCCAATATCATTTTTCCTGTTTCCTCCGATGGAATAAATGATGGTTGATCTTGAAATAATCCTGTACGGTCTTTTGTCGATGTTGCATTATGCTTTTGGTCCAATTCGATATTAACAGTTAGCTCGTATTCAAAACCCTCTCTTGTTTCTTCTTTTAAACCAACCTTAACAGGGGCTTGCTTCCCCTTGTCGTTAAGCTCCATAACATAGTCCTGTTTACGCCTTACAGTTGTTATAACATGGCATTTAGACATTAGAATAGCTTGCTTGAATTTCTCGTGGCGTGGAGTTAATACAGCCCAATTTGTAAATGAGTTTCCTGTCATTGCTCCATGAATTTGTAGTATTCCTCCCTCCCCATTCCATTCATGCGTAATACTATCAATTATAATTACTTCCATTCCCGCTTCTTCGCATTCCTTTACAGCCTTAATATAACGCTCTGGAGTGTATGGAGCTTCTAATGTAAATACATTGTAATCTCCTAGATTTGAATACAGGTCACCGCTACCGTTTTCCGTATCGATTAAAGCTACCTTACTTAAATCTCCTTTTGCTAATCCTTTTGCGATTAGAATTGCCGAATAGGTTTTACCACCTCCGCTAACGGCAGATAATCCTAATCTAATTTTTGCTTTTTGGCGTGTCGCCTTTCTTAAACCTGACATATCAGTATGTTTTTTAAATTATAAATCCCCGAAATTTTCCAGGTTGCGGGCTGTACTCATTCCGAGGAAGTGTAAAATTCTTTTAAGGCCGCAACTCCTTTGATGTACGAATATACCTAATATTCCCGTTGTTATTTGTTTGTATCTGGATTGTTACTTAATTTTGCTTAACCATTGATCGTAAATATTTGATGCAATTTGAGCTGTCATAACAGGAGGAACGCTCATTCCTGCGAAGTAATAAAATGGTTGATCCATCATATTATAATCTAAAGGAAAGCTACTACCTAGTAAAAACTCATCTCTTGAAATATAAACAGGTTTTTCATAGTGTATTACAGAATTATCACCTTTAGCTGTAAGGGTTAGAAATGGTTTGTTTTTATGTATAAATTTACTATTATAATCAGATTCCATCATTCCTGCTGCGCCTTTAGCATCTGCAATACTATTATGTTCAGGCCTCCTAAAATCCCATGCTTTTTTTGCATGATCTGTTAATTCTCTGCCCTTGTAGTCAGAAAAAATACCTGCGTTTATTTCTTTTTCTTTAAATAACATTTCAATCTTTGGTATCATTGTAAACATATCTTGCTGATGCAAAAAAGGTTTTGCTAGGTCTTTTCTCAAACAAATAAAGAAAACCCTTTCTCTACGTTGTGGCACTCCCATTTTAGAAGCATCTAATAAAAAGTGTTGACAATAATAACCGGCCTTGTCAAATTGTTTGTAAATTTCAATCACGTAAGATTTTGCTTCACCTAATAATAAACCTTTCACGTTTTCAGCAACAACTACTTTTGGTTGTAATTCTTTTGCTAAATCTATGAAGTCAAAAAACAAAGTATCTAAAACTTGCATCGCCTGGCCCTCACGAAAGACTTTATCTTTGCCCCAATCTTTTTCACGATTACCAGCCATTGAAAAGCTGCTACAAGGGGGCGAACCATCAAGAATATCTAATTCGTATAATTCTTTTGGTAAATCTTTACGAAGCTTAAATGTTTGTATAGGTTCTAGATATGCGTATTTAGGATTGTGATTTGCTTTATAGGCTTCAATCATTTTCGGATCTATTTCGTTACACCCTAACACATCAAAGCCAGCTAATTTATACCCCATTGTAGAACCACCTCCGCAAGCGAAGCAACTAAATACCTTGCCTTTATCTTTTGTAAAAACCGAATCTTTCAAAGTCCATTTATATGGGAATTTATGTTCGTTCATATAAGCCTATCTTATCTCACTATGTAACTCATCAATAATTAATTGTCTCTCTCTTTCGGATCTAAGCTTTACGGCTACAGTAAGCATCCATATGCAAACTAATATCAGCAATATTACGCCTGTTATCAATTTTATCTTTGCTATAAAGATTCGCTTTTCCTTTGCTCGCTCTTCTTTTATGTGGTCGTGGGTCATAACTACAATATTTTAAATCCCTTAACTTCTTTCTTAACAAATATCAGTCTGTTATACCTAACGAACCAGAATGTATCCCGGTACTTTATACCATACTGTTCTGTTTTATCCATTTGGATAAGCACCTTAATCGGCTTGTTAATGCTGTCACCTATGACGTACTCGCCGGTGGATGATAACTTGTGTTGTTGGGATTGCGTTTTCCAACTGATAGCAAGCAGTATCAGAAATATTAAGATTATCCTAATCTTAACACCTAATGTTGTGGGTTCTTTGTGGTGCATTAGTATACGGGTTTTAGTTCTGGTATTATTGGCTTGTAGTGGGTGATTATTTCTCCATCTTCAACAAGATTTTTAAAACCATTACCTAAACTACTTATTAATGCTGTTATTAATTGAGGGTAAACTTTATAACTTCCAAATTCTTTAGGCAAATTACTTTCATCGGGTTCTATCCTGGTCCAACCGTTGTTGTTATCAATGTTTTTAATCTCTTTTGGTCTGTAAATCAAATCCGAACCTGATTTCATTGATGAACCTCTTTTAAATCGGTCATGCAATAAGTCAA